GTCGACAATACATCACCTGAGCCAGCAGAGCCTGATGCAGCAGTGCCAGGTAAATCTCCAAAAACTACTCCAAGTGGTGCCACGAAGCCACAGCCGCAGACTGATCCGTACGGTAAGGATATTAAGACGCCAACCACACCAAAACCAGCTAATGCAAGCTAGGAGTGATAATGCCGCAGCCGCTATTCCCGAAGACAATGAATGTCACAAAAGATAGCCTTGATGAGCTTGATCGTATGCTATCTGATGCGGTCGATGATCTCACTGATTATCTCGAGTCCATAGACGCAAATGGTACTATCAACAGGTCTCAGATCATTACTGCACGTCAAGAGACTCAGGCAAGGCTTCAAGATCTAGGCAACGATTTAGGTGCCTGGATTTCGTTCAATGTAGCATCGCAATACGTTCAGGGGCAGCAAGATGCCGCCCGCCAACAGTCATCATATGGCAATAAAGAGGCTGCGGGCCTTATTCTCGGTGCAATTGCATTTGGTAAATATGCCAAATATGCATCGGGTAATGTGATGACCACCGCAAAGGTTATCTCTCCAAATCCGCAGATATTTACATTGCAGGACCAGTCAGTGCAGAACATTATGCAAGATATGAGCACAAGCTTCGGGAATACTCTTACCTATATGTCGCGATCAACCGACGGTATTATTAGCCGCATTCAGGCTCTCGGAATTCGCCGGGCTATTGCTGAGGAGGCGGCGAAAGGGACTGATACGAGCGCCATAAGCAAGCAGATCGCAGATATGATCAGGAACAAAGGTATTTATGGCCTTGTCGATAAGGGTGGCCGCACGTGGACTCCTGAAAACTATGCAGATATGCTCGTTAAGACGAAGCTCACCGAAGCTCGTAACAACGGCTTGATGAATTCTCTATTGCAGATAGGCCAGGATCTCGTTGAGGTATCGGCGCACGGTGCTACGGATGCTTGTGCAGCGTGGGAAGGCCGAATTTTATCGATCACCGGTCGAAGTAAGCTCTACCCGAGTGTTCAAGATGCGACAAATGCGGGACTATTTCACCCAAGGTGTAAGCATACGCTCAACTCAGTACCACCTGACACATATCCTGAGCAATATCTTGATGATTCCTTCTTGCTAGATCCGGCAAGCCTTTTGGCTGCAGTCTAACGACAGTCGATTTTTGCCGTGTTGATATGCGCTGCGCCCTGCTTGTTAACCTTGATGTTGTCTGTCGAAGTGACGGTAGCTCCAGGCTCTACAGTCTTTAGAGTCACTTGATCAGCTCCATCATAGGTGTAACTCGTATCGCCAACGTTAATCATACACATTGGAGTGTCTGCTTTTGTTCCATTGTTTGTAACGTGGAATGTCACTGCAACGGTATTATCATCGACAGCGTTAAGGCTCTCAGTGTCTATTGTTGCATCGAACTTTGCAGCTTTGCGGTTGCTGTAGCTTGATACAACAACAATGACGATGAGCGCAAGAAATATAACCCCGATGATCGGTAGTAATATCTTATTTACTTTGCGGTTGCGATCTAATTTATCGCCCTTTTTCTCATCAATCTGTGAATCAGTCATTAGTCCTCCCTAATCGAACCTGTGATTTGTTGATAATTACACAATACACTCATCTGTTACTTTAGTCAAACTGCTATGGTTGATTAAACTCTAACGCCTGCTAGACAATCAAAATCGAACCAAGCAATGAGTGGGGCGCGCCACTATAAATATGCGAAGCGAGGGGAACATATATGCCGCCAGAAACATCGGCACCGGCTGCACCAGCAGCACCAAGCGGGGGAGCGACCGTTACAACTCCACCGGCAACGCCTACTGCACCAACCGCACCTGCGGCTCCTGCAGCACCAGCAGCGCCAACTTTCGATCCTGAAAAGGATTTAACACCTGAACAATGGCAAGCTATTTACGGCTCAGGGCGATTCAAGCAATTGAATGATGACGCCAAGAAAGGTCGCGATGCAATCAAGGCTCAAGAAGAGGCTGAGCGCAAACGACTCGAAGAGGAAGGTAAATGGCAGGATATTGCCAATAAGAATGCTCAACAGGCAGACCAATACAAGACTATAGCTATGAATGCCGAAATCAAGGCAGTTGCAGCTGCAGCCGGCAGTGTTGATCCGTCGGCAGTTGCGGCGCTTATCGATAAGTCAGGTATCAGCATCGATGATAATCTCAACGTCTCAGGCGTAGAAGATGCCATCAATGCCCTTAAAGAATCGAAAGCCTACCTATTTAACAACGCAAACAATAATTCGACGCCACCAAGAGTAGGTTCACCAACGAACCCTGGAGGCACGCCGACCGGATACAAGTTTACAGAATCTCAGATTCGTGATCAGAAGTTTTATGCTGAGCACAGGAACGAGATTTTGAAGGCAATGCGTACGGGCGGCATCCAAAAAGGCGCTTAGGTTCCTATCTTAGTTCGTCGAGAAAGGTAATAAAGTTATGCCATACGGTGATAACACAACAGATGCTTCATTCATCCCTATCATCATTTCAAACGAGGCACTCGGTGCTTTCGGTGGATACATGAATCTAGCTAAAACGGTCTCGATGAATTGGGACTGGACCAGCGCAACACAAGGTGCGACACTTCAGATTCCAAAGCGTGGTGCATTGACGGCTAATAGTAAGGCGTCAAACAGCTCTGTAGTCGTACAGAATCCAACTGCAACCACGATTCCTGTAACTCTTAACCAGCACTGGGAGACAACCTTCGGTATCGACGACGTTACAGCTGTACTCGTTAACCAGGATGTTCTTGCAGGATATGGCCAAGACGCAGCAATCGCACTTGCAAACGAGGTTGAGTCATACCTTGCATCACAGTATGCAGGTTTGGCCGCAACGCCAATCACCTTTGATGCTACTAGCGCTACTACAATCGACTCGAGCGTCCGTAAAATACGCAAGTACTTCACTGATCAAAAAGTTCCAAAGGGTGAGCAGCGTAACGTTTATGTCTCAAGTGGCATCTACGACGCACTCCTAACTGTTCCACAGTACGTTCAGGCTCAAAACATCGGTTTGATGAACAACAGCTCGATCGTTCCATTGGTACACGGTTCAGTGCTTCCAATCTACGGCCTTACCTTCTGGGAGAGTCAGTTTGTTACGAACACGGGTACAAGTCCATCTAGCGTTGACCACGCAATTGCCTACACGCAAAACGCGTTCGTCTTGGCTAGCCGCCCACTTCCAAAGGTTCCAGATGGATTTGGCGCAGTATCAGAGGTCGTACACGATGAAGACGTACAACTCGGTTTCCGTACTGTATCAAGCTTCAACCCAAATATGACCGCTGTACAGATCACACTCGACGTTCTATTCGGCGCTGCATCACTCGACACCCGTCGCGCTGTAGAGGTTGACTTCACTCACTAAGCCGAGGGATAGTCACCAGTAAAAAGAGCTCCTACTCGCAGGGAGCTCTTTTGGGTGTACCGTTATGGTTGACGATTATGCGATAAAGACCTCAGAATCGGACATAGCGAACAGCCGTTCTACAAATTAAGGAGGATAATATGCCATTTTTCAAAAACCTAAAAGAAGAGATCTGTCAGGTACTTGATTCTGAGATCGAACTTGTAAAAAATGCTGGATGGAAAGAGCTTTCTCAAGACGAAGAAGTTCTCTACCGCCAAACTCTCGCAGCAACACACGAGCTTACAAGCGCCGCATCTTCGGAAGCCGCTCGCGTGAAAGCTGGACTATATGATCTACTGTCTGGCGTAAATAAGACCGCTCCAGAAGCTCCTGTGGCCCCAAGTGAGACTACGGTGCCTACGAGCACTGGCGCAGGTAGTGAAGTTCCGAGTGTGGAGACTCCAGCCGCTACTGATGGTAGTTTGCCAGCTGCAGAGAACACTCCTGAAGTTCCTAGCGCACTAGCTGAGACCGCATCATCGACTCCAGCGGTCGATACGACTACTGTAACTGATAACCAAGAAGTTTCATCTGCAGATACCACTACTGCACCTGTCGATAACGAGGCTGCTGGCGCACCGGCCGAAACTCCTGCAGGCGAAGCTGAGCAAGCGCAGCCTGCGCAAGATACTACAAACGCTCCTGCCGCTGACACTACAGTTCCATCAAACGTAGATACTGAGGGGAGCGAGCAAAATGCAGCCTAATAATGCCGCTGCGGGCTTAATTCCTGCGGCGCATATGCCTAATGCAATCGCCACTGCAGGAAACTCGAATAACCCCAACATAGCTGAACAGCTCAAAGCTATGCAGACTCAGCTGAATGCGTTAATGGGTCTCCAGAGCCAAGAGAATCTAGCTGATGTGATCCTAGTTAATGAATCTGGTCGAATCGTCGAAGTAGATGGTAAGACGGCTATGGAATTACTATCAAAGCCTGGATTTAGGCGCGCCTCAACTGAAGAGGAGAGTCGATATCGCAAAGCTATTTTA